CTGATGTAATTCCAAGCCTTTGCTTGAAAGCCAAGACAACTGAATCCATACCGCCAGTGCCAACCGAACCCAATATATTCATAGCTTCTCGCAGCTTGGGTATTCTTTGTGAGGCATCGATTCCGGCTTGAATCGCATCTTGTGTCCTTTCCGCTACAGTCTGTCCGGTCTGTCTTCCGGCAGCTACTTCAGTTTCGTATACAATTCCTGACTGTATTGCTGCATCAAGAACACGCTGTTTTTCAGTAGGATCAGTTATCAAAGTACCCGTTCTATCATAAACTTCAGGCGGTCCGACTCTAGGCTTGGTAACGAATGTTCCATCCTTGTAGTTGATGGTTTTCGCAGCACCCATCCTGCCCTCGAAACCTCTGTAGCTCATAAATTCCTGATAGTCAGGAGTTCCCGGCACTAATCCAGCGGCTTCTGCCTGCAACTGCAATGATCTAAATGTTGAAGGTACTTGACCGCCAAACGGCTCAATCATTCCCGTCCTGACACCCATTTCTACCGTAGAGTCAATCTGCGGCAAAATGGCATCAAAGCCTCCAGACATCAGGCTATCTGCTAAGCGCATTGTAGATGTAGTGTCTGCTCCTATTTGTTGCAGCAACTGTACCCGATCACCAAGAATGTCCATTGCCTGTCTGGTGTCTCCGGTTTTAGCCAGCTGCTGTATTTTAAGAGCATCCTGAGCAGCAGATTTTGTGAGCGCATCTTCTAACTGCAAGCCGCCCATAACATTCTGCATTCTCTGAGTCTGCTCAGCTCGCATCTGCTGCCGAAACTGCGGGACTTGACCTGTAGCAGCCGCGCCCAATCCTCTAAGCAGAGTAGGAATGTCTGTCCTACGCTGTTGCATTGGCATTCTGCCGCCTAGTAGTAAAGAGTTGTCAGCCATTTTAGTTCCTTAACTACCTAAATTTTGTAATGAAACACCAAACGGATTGTAGTTTTGCATCTGCGACATACCTACTGTTGGATATATTGCTTGCGATGTAGTCACCGGAGCGCCGCCTTGAGTTGAAGGAGTTAGCCCTTGCCCAAACTCATAACCCAATGCAGCGCCTTGCAGTATGCTTCCTGCTGCGTTTGGAGGAGGAATAAATTGTGCTGCTGGTACGCCTGCCAAGTTACTACCTATACCTTGATTAATGTTGGCCTGTAATACCGCTAACTCAGTCTGTGCTGCCGCATCACCTGCTGCTGCTGACTGCTGTAGCTGGTTCATGTAGTTAGTTTGCGCTCCAATCATAGAAGCCGTGCCAGCGCCTTGAGCCTGCTGTAAATCAGCGAGCTGAGAAGCCGCCGTGCCAAACTGACCTGCAAGCTGCTCGCCTGCGCGTGTTCTCATGCCTGCCACGTTCAATCCTGTCTGAGCCGCGAGGTCTGCTGCGCGAGTACCTATTCCTAACGCAATGTTAGAACGGCCTGCACCTAGCCCAGTTCGTAAATCAGCCTCGCTGACACCCAACTGCTGCGCTAAGTTAGCCAACTGCGTAGCTTGTTGTGTAGCTGCCTGCATCTCTGTGGTCCCGCCAAGCACACCCAGATTAGCTAATTGCTGAGCGCCGCCTGTGGCGATATTAGCCGCACTGCCTCTAGCGCCCAGACCTTGAGCTGACAGCGCCTGAAGATTACCTATCTGATTTTGTAAGTCCTGTGAAGCCAATCCAGTTCCGTACCGGGCCAGCTCCTGCATGACTCTACCGCCTCCCAGACCGCCTCTGGCGGCTGCTGTGCGGAGAGCTGCCTGCTCACCCTGCTCTCGTAGGAATTGCATTTGTGGGCTTTCTTGATAAGCCTGCTGGAATGCTTCTGGGCCTAACGCTCCAGAGAGTGCCAGTTGCTGTTGTAGCGCCTGACCACCAGCCTGAGCGTATGGATCAAACATACCCTCTGCTCGCTGGAATCCTGACTCAATGTCAGCCCTAGCGCCTCCCAGAGCTTGCTGGAGAGCGCCTATGCCTGTCTGAGTGCCCTGCATTATGTCTTGTCTGGCTTGGCCTATACCGCCTCTCAGCGCTCCTATACCACCCAGTGTGCCAGCGGTCAGCTCTCTGCCTGCTGCGCCCGCGGTAGTACCTAAAAGCCCTGCAGCCCTTCCTGCGCCGCCTAGCGCAGCTTGTTCTGCTGCTGCTAAACCTACGGGTAGCTGTGCGCCAGCCATACCGCCTGTTTGCACGTTTCTCAATAAACTTGGATTGTTTGCATCCGGGACCGTAGTCACAGGAGGCGAAACAACCGGAGGAGGCGCAACTGCAGGAGGCGGCGCAACTGCGGGAGGTTGCGAAACAACCGGAGGAGGAGTTACAGGAGGAGGAGGAGGCGCTTGTGTAGCAGGAGGCGGGACTCTTTCTGCTCTCATGCGATCAAACGCGCTGTTTACAAAATCAAGCCCTAAACCATACTGGTCAGCTACCTGTTGAGCGGTTGTTGCTCCAGACGCTAAATCCTCAAATACCTGATTCTGTATTCTCCCAAGATTGTTGTTCACGTAATCAACGCTAACGCCATATTCTTGAGCAACCTGCTGTGGAGTCTTCGCACCGCTTGATAGCTCGCCTACAGCCCTGTTTATATCTTCTTGTGTAAATGCTGGGCGAGATGTATCTATCACCTTATCAAGAGGTCTAGTAGGAGTATTAACAGGTTCAGATTGGACCTGCTTCTCAATAACCTGCTGGATAGGAGGCGCAGCCGTTATAACCTGATCATAAGCCTGTCTCGCAACTACCGGATCAACACCCATCACATTTGCAATGTAATTAAGATCAGCGCCGACATCATCAATAAGCCTAGCGATCTCTGGGACCGTGGCATTTGGCGTAGACTTTATGAAATCGAGAACAATAAACTCAGCCTCTCTTACGCCTTCTGTATCTTCTCGCTTACCTCTAATCATAACGGTATCTGCCCATCTGTTTGAAAGCGCATCATAGCCTGTTGCATTTGATCAACTGGCGCGGCTGCTTGTTGTGTGGCTTGTCCCTGACCGCCCGGAACAGGAGTAAACTGCATTGGTTCTGGATTCACAAGCGGATCAAGAACACCGTAATCTAACTGACCGCCGACATTCTGAGCCTGCGGCATATATCCTAAAGAACCAGTTCCGAGGATTGCAGACTGCATAAACGGCTGCGCCTCCGCAATTCTCTGCTGAGCCATATAGTTGCCTTCCCGGAATTGTTCTAGCTGTGGTCTGAACATTGAACCAGCCAAAGCTAGCGCCCTGTTTGCGCTTTCTTGCCGAATATCCTGAGACCTTTGATATGCTGGAGCTAATGGCTCTAACGCCTTTTGACCGAAGTTCTGAATGGCCTGCATAGCCTCACGGCGCATACGTTCTGAAGACTCTGTTTGACCTTCAGCAGCCTTTCTGGACTGCCTAGCGCCGTATGCTCCTGCTGCCGCGCCCGCAAGGCTTCCCGCTACCGCTAATAATGGTATTGGCATATCTGTTCTCCTAAACCGCTATCCAGCCCTTGCTTCGGTCACCGCCGATCTCTGGCTGCATCTTTCTATATTGAATTGATCCCGCGCTCCCAGTGGTGTCGAGATATAAACTAAACTGTACCGCCTCAACTACACCCTCCGGGCTTCCTGCACCCGTTATCGGTATAGACAGGGCTGCTTCCTGCGTAAACTGCCTGAAGGGCTGCTCCATAGTGCCATTAACATCAACTATCGGCTGAGCCGCGTTTAGCTTATAGCTCATTGCGTTGCCACAATGTCAGCAGTCATCTGTATAAATACAGGCTTCACAGGCTCGCTCATCGTAAATCTAAACAGCTCAAACCGCGAAGCTCTGCCGTTGCGATTCCATATCACCCTACGGTTATACTCGCCAACCTTGCCAATGCTGCGGTATCTGGCATCTGACCATATTTTACCATCTACAGAGCGCTCTAATCCCACTTTCGGGTCCACGGCAGACGAATTGCCTACACCGCTTTCAACGGTTAGCTCTAGCTCTGGCAGGACAAACGACTGCATATTGTTTTGAAACGGCTGAGTTACGATAGTTCTGCGAATCTCAGTGTCGTATTCTGTGTACACGTTCTGGTCCAGCAGACCAATCCTCCCATCTACCAGATCTCCAGCCCACAATTGGTTGTATGCCCGGACCAAAGCGTTTACCCGGTACGCGCCTAAAGCACCATCAACAAATGACTTCCTTTCATGCCAGCGCTTGCTGATTGTGTCATACACCAACGTAGTGCCCGGTAGCGCAAAGGCAACAAAGTACGCTCCCTTCTCCGCGTATGCCCAGCTATAGATATCAAGTATCTGGGCCTCAGTAAGAGCACTTAGCTCTTTGTCTATCGCAGTAGTAGATATCTTGGCTACACTGTTACCATTTAGCGCCCAGATCGCAGGCGACTCATTAGCACCCGCGCCGACAAACACAAACGTATCTTGAATAGACTGAATGCTAAACGGGCTAGATATACCTTTACTTAGAAACAACCCTGTACGCTGAAACGGAAAGTCAGCGCCGCCAATGTTCTGAAATGCTTCTATCGTCTGCGAACCGCCTATAAATAGCTGGTTCTTGAAGACTATCGGAGCAACAATCTCATCCGGGTCCGACTCTGCAGTGCCGAAGTCTAACGCGTTGTAAGACAAACCATCATTTAGTGCGCTGACAATAAACTTCTTGGTGTCTGTTGTTAGACAGAAAAACCCGTCAATAAACACAACCTGCTGCGGATTACCGTTAGCCGTAAAGTCAGAATCAGTAATCTGGGCAAACGTATTAGCAACGTGATTGTAGATGTATCCAGCACCGCCCGGAACCAACAGTAATAACTGCGTTCCGTTGTCAGCCATTGACACCCTGCCACTGCCACCTATCGCCACATTACTTCTTGTTGTAAGCGTGTAGTCCTCTGCCATACTGTACAGGTGACCGCCGATTAGAAAGTAGGGCACACCATTCATTTCATGAGCGCCACGGCAGTTATCTAATTCACTTGCACTAGCAACCTGAGTAAGTCCGG